GTCGCTAGAACAAATAGGTAAACCACGGCTTGGGTAGTGCCGAGCAGTTAGATTCTGTCAAAACTACCCACTACGATTGGTTCGGAGCTCCATGTCGTTAAACAGGAACTCTAGGTTTTTGTGCGTTTCCCCTCACCTGAAATGCACACAACTGAAAGGATATACCATGTTAGAAGTATCAAAGACTAAATTAAAAATCATAGCTTACAGATTACGAGACGCAGAGAAGATTCTAAATTCTATGCAACAACAAATATTTGATATACGAATGAAAGAAGTTGAGTTGATTGTTAAACAAGCCAATCAAGATTTATTAAACATACTAGAAGGAAATGATTTAAGAGATGTCGAAAAAGAAATCGAAAGATTACAAAGAAGTCTCACAAACTGAAAGAAGAATCCAAGAACTTTTAGAGCAAGGATTCATTGAAAGGGTTAAATCAAATGGCTCTGCTTATTTTGTTATCACACAAAAAGGTTTAGCCCTTTACGAAAAACTATCTCAATCCACAATTACTTTTATTCCTGACTTTGATGTGGATGACGAGCCTACAAAACACTAATTCCCCCATACAAACACACACGAGGGTTTTTAAAACCCCCTGTATGCCTCTTAAAATGGTTCAAAAAACCTTGATTATGCTACCTTTTTGAGTTTTTCAGCTTTGAACTTTTCAAAAGCCCACTCCCTGTCATTTGGTGCATATTCGACTTCCACAAATTTTCTGATGCCATTTTCATTGTCATTATGCTGATAAAACATATTAAGAAAAAAGCTGATAGATTTCTGAGTAATACCAAAAGCATTCATAATTTCACCTCCCTTTAAATTTATAAATCAATATCTATACAAAAATTACAACACTTAGATTTTTGCTAATTTGACAAAGCAGTAGTTCCTATCTAACATAGGTGAGATGAGATACAAAGTTTATACACATAAGATTGAGATAGTGCATTACTTGATAGATTCAGATAACGAAGAATCTGCAAAACAAATGGCTAGAAAGTTTGTATTGAATGAGACAAGGCAAGTTCCTAAATTTGCATTCAAACGTAAGTATGTTAAAATAAAGAAAATACAGGAGTTAAAATATGACAGTTAAAGAACTAATAGAAGAACTAAAAGATATTGATAAAAAATATTATGATTGTGAAATAGTAGTTTACAATAATGGTTCAGCAAATCTTAATTATCCAACATCAGTTGATGACGAACCTGCTTGGGATGATAGAGATGAAATTTATATTAATGTTAATTAGGAGTTAAAACATGAAACAGAAAAAACAAACTAAAAAAAGTTGGGCTGAAGAACATTTAATAATTGAATGTGAAGGTCTTAGTAAGAAACAAAAAGATGAACTTAGAGATAGAATCATGGAAAGGGTAGCTAATAAATTTGATAAGAAAGGAAATGCACGTGGGACAAGTTAAACAACATCTACAACAAGAATGTGAAGACTTCATACATCATGTTGAAGAATCAATTAAAGAAGGGTCAATGACACATACAGAGGCTTTTGCTTATGTATGGGAAAATCCTAAACATAAAAACTTATCATGGGATTTATGTGGGTTTGACGCAGAGAATTGGGAAATGTTAAAAAGTGATATCATATCCTGGATAGAAGACATTGAGGTGGATAATGAAAAACAAATATGTAGTTAGAGTTAATATAACTTATACTAAAAAATATTATGTAGTTGCAGAATCAGAGCAAGAAGCAGAAGAAACATATTTATTAGAGGGAACTACTTCTATTTTAAATGAAACAGAAAGAGATAGAGAAGTAATTAGTGTATTAACTATGGAGGAGGATTCTAAATATGTTGGATGATAAAACTATATTAATAATTTGTGGTATAATAATACTTTTCGTATTCTTTTACGTTCTGTTTACCGCTGAAAGTGATGATGATGATTCTGGCCCGTGGTAAGATAGTATGTAGGGGTGGGGAGGGAAATTAGATGTTAACATATATATTGGATTTGTCAAATGGATTATAGACATCAATTAGAAATAGTAAAAGAACTTCAGGTTGAAGGAACAAGAAGGCTAGACTGTCCCTTTTGTTTAAATAGAAATACATTTGATATCACTAATAAAGACGGAGTTTTAATGTGGAACTGTTTCCATGCTAGTTGCACGGCTAAAGGTAGTAGTGGTAGTAAGTTTTCAAGAGAGGATGTAGAAAATTTTATGTCTCAAAAGAAACAGTTACATAATCATAAATTTGTTATACCTAAAAGTTTTGTTAATTATGCAGTTCATCCTAAGTCTAGGGCATATTTAAATACATACGACATACAAAATACAAGTGCTAGGGTTATGTATGATGTTAAACAAGAACGAGTTGTATTTTTAATAGAGAATCAAGGGGAAGTGGTGAGCGCTATTGGTCGAGCATATGGACACTTTCAGCCCAAGTGGTTTAAGTATAGTAAATCAGATGTCCCTTTTATTACAGGCAATAATAAAGATATAGGAATAATAGTAGAAGATTGTGTAAGTGCTTGTGCCGTTGAGACTAGATGTGGATTCACGGGCATAGCCTTACTAGGAACAAGTTTACAAGATAGCTATATAGAGCATATAGTTAATAGTGTAAAAAATGTTGTGGTTTGTTTAGACAGAGACGCAACAAATAAATCAATAGACATCAAGAATAAATTAGAATCAAAGGTCAATACTTATGTTTGGATGTTAGACCTAGATTTGAAATATTATGAAGATGTTGATATGAAGAAGTGGAGTGATAAAATATGCAAGATGATTTCATCATGATTCTTTCTGTTATATTTATCGTGGTTGCTTTTATAAGCTACATTTTTGTATTCGGTGGTTTATAATGGGTAGTGTTTTAAAAAAGAAAAAACATAAAGGCCGTAGAAAAATAGGCAGTAAGAAACGCAGAGCAAGACGCAAACGTAGAAGGAGATAGCATGGGTGTCAGAGGAGGCAGAGTAAGAAAAGATAGCTATCAAGGTTTTCATGCTAGAGATTTTGTGCAAATCAAAAAGTATGATACAAATGATAGTATGTATTTATATGTTCCTAATTATGTTAGACAAACTTTAAAAAAGAAGTTAGACAAATATCAATTAGAAAACTTAGACACGTATAACATAGCAACATTTATTAAGAAACAAATAGAAAAACTATTTATAGAACTAGAAAGGAAAAGAATAGATGAGTGGTTTAGAACACACAAGAAGCACTACTAATAAATTTTATGAGAAAGTAGAGGGTGAATACATCCTAGACTTACAAGGAATAGAGACACATTGTATGGTCAAATCTGATAGATATGATGACATATATAATAAGCCTACTATTTCTTATCATTTTACATTTGAGAATCATAAACTAAAACAGTTAGGTGATAACGATATACATACATACGAGCCTATGAAAGTTTGTCCAACGAGTGGGGTCAAAATTGCTAACTTTAAAAGAAAGCCTGAATATAGATTGCCCTTTAGTGAGACAGGATTTAAGTCCCATTTTTCAGGGTTTATAGACATGAGTAGCACGAACTTTCTCAATGCTGATGATGTAGTTGTAGAGATTAGTAAATGGCTAATGGAAAATGATGCAGGGGTAAAAAGAAAGAAATATTTCTGCACGAAAAGATTTGCAGATGTTCCTATTGTCAGTATAATAAAAAAGATATGAGATTTGTTTTTGTAGTATTATTATTTATAACAGGATGTAGTTATAAGTTCAAAACTAACAATGACAATAAAAATAATCTAGTAGCTAAGAATCAACCCGTTGTGGACAATAGAGAAATAACAGTTGAAGAACTTGGGGACTTACCAAGGCTAGAACAAATTAAATTAGAAATGCAAGAAAGGTTGGCAAAAATAAAAAATGAATAGATATTATATACAAAGACTAAGTGCAGAAACATGCGAGGATGTATTAAAAAAATATAATCCTGATGACAAACAAGATGTAATCATTGTGAGAATGTATGATGAACCTTTTGATTTAAAAGTTAAAATTAGAGAAGCAATGTCGGAACAAGAGTTTGAAACTTTTAGAAAGTTAGTAAATGGTAGTGGCGAGTTCAGAGATATTATAGACATTATCATGAAGAAAAAAGAGCAAGAAACTCAAGAAGTTATAATCAACAAACAAGCCGAAGAAAACAATCAGTAATCTAACATATGTTAGAAAAGAGGGAGAGGGTCTTGCCTGAGACTAATGGGAATGTTCGTAAATATTTATTAAAGTCTTTACTAAATAAAAAGTTTTACAACAAATTTCAAAAATATAATTTAGGAGATATTTATAATCATAATATCTATAAGTGCATAGATTTAATCTACAAGCATGACAAAGAATTAGAGTCAATATCTACGGAATACCTTGCTGATTTTTATGAAAAACAATACGGCTCACGTATGGGATTCAATCAGTTAAGTGGTGATAAAGATATTATTTTTGGATTAGATAAAGTAAAAGAGCCAAACGAAAAGACTGTAGATTACATTTTAAATCTTACTCACAAACAAAAGAAGGCAGAAGAACTTACGAAGAAAAGTTTTGCCCTGGTCAATAACCCTGATAAATATGACTTTTCTGAGATAAAAACCTTTGTTCAAAATATTGGTGGAGTGCAGAAAGAGTATGAAAGCAAAATGGACAGGGTGGATTTAGACCCACTACAATTAATTGAAGATGAAGAAAAGTTTGGCAATGTTAAATTTAATATTAAAAGATTACAAGACGCTACACACGGAGTGGGCGGTGGTAATTTTGTAGTTATTTTTGCTAGACCTGAAGCAGGGAAGTCGGCTTTTTGGATTAGTTTAGTTGCTAATAAAAATGGTTTTGCAGAGCAAGGTAAGAAGTGTCATGCATTCATAAATGAAGAACCTGCAAAGAAAACTTATGTCAGATTAATTTCTTGTTGGACAGGAATAGTGAGAGATTTAATTAAAGAAAGAATAGATGAAGTTAGGAAAGAATGGAATCTAATTAAGAATAATGTTTTTGTTTATGATTCTGTGGATATCAGCATGGATGATTTAAATAATTATTGTGAAGAAAACGAAGTAGATATTATTATCATTGACCAATTAGATAAAATAAATATCCGTGGTAGTTATAATGCACAACATGAAAAGTTAAAAGAAATATATAAACAGGCAAGAGAGTTAGCTAAAAGAAATAATGTCTTAGTAATCGGAATCAGTCAGGCAAGTGCCGAGGCACACAATCAACAAAGAGTAGATTTTAATTGGTTGGATAATTCTAAAACAGGAAAAGCGGGAGAGGCAGATTTAATTATTGGTATTGGAAAGCCTAGAGATTCTGATAAAGATTATGATAGGTGGTTATACTTATCTAAAAATAAATTAACAGGGGAACACATTGATATTGAGTGTTCACTAAACCATACATTATCGAGGATAGAATGATAACAACACTAGACGTAGAGACTACATATCAAGAGGGAGACCCTAGCCCTTATAATGAAAATAATAAATTAGTATCTGTCGGTATTAATCAAGAATATTATTTTTTTAATCACAAAGATAATCCTAATGGACATGATAACTTTGATAAGATTCAAGCTATATTAGATGAATCTACTTTAGTTATTGGACATAATTTAAAGTTTGATTTGAGTTGGATGTATTGGCAAGGTTGGAAATATAACGGTGATATTTATGACACAATGCTAGGTGAATACATAATTAGAAGAGGGCAAAAGGTAGATGAACATAATAAATTAATATCTTTATCTCTAAAAGAATCTTGTAAAAGAAGAGGTCTTGGAATTAAGTCAGATATATTATCAGCATATACAGATGATGGATTTGGTATTGATGAAATCCCTATGGAAAAATTAGAAGAGTATGGCCGTATGGATGTAGAGATAACTTACAAACTATATCAATCTCAAATACAAGATTATCAAAGACAACATAATAAAAAATTAATACCTACAAGAAATATGATGAATCAGTTTTTAAGAGTAATCATTGACATGGAAATGAATGGTAATTGTATTAACGTAGATAACTTAGCAGATATAGAAAAACATTTAACTGAAGAACATTATAAATTAAAAACAAGTATAGCTGAAACAATAAAACAAGTTATGGGGGACACAAACATTAACATATCTTCCGGAGAGGATTTATCCAAAGTAATTTATTCTAAGAAAGTTCATGACAAAGATATCTGGGCTAAACTATTTAATATAGGAACAGATAAATATTCAGGTAGGGCAAAGAAGAAAACTTATATGACAGACCCACAGTTTAGAGGGATTATAGATAAATACACAGACCCTGTATATAAAACCATAGCTAATGTTTGTGAGCAATGTAAAGGTGTTGGCTTAGTTAGACTAATTAAAGTAGACGGAACTCCTTACAAGTCCATGAACAAATGTAAAAACTGTGGTGGAGAGGGCAAACTTTATGT